GTGATGCTCTCACTCCCCTCTGACGCGTTGGAAGTAATGTCCCACGCTGAGCTAAGCGACCCGTGGCGCGAATGCCACGGGTGCCTGGGTTGCGCGGTATTGATGCGCCCATCTTCATTTTTGGAGTGGTTTGTTTCCTCGTGTTCTTGTTTGTGCATGTTGGGCATAACATGCTGTTGTTGTGTTTCGCCTGTTGCATTAGTTGTTGATGGCGCGCTTTTATCGCTTTTGAAGGTGTATATTTGCCCTTGCATACAGGACACGTCCAAAGTGTTTTCCGCTTTGGGGTTCTTTTGAGTGCTTGCGGTAATTTGCTTTTTGGCATTTTGGTAAATTTTACGTTTAAGATTTCGCATTAAATAAATTTTAAGCTTAATTTTGAAAATACTGTAAGGGTACTAACAACTCTTCACGTCTATTAATACGGATTCCTCACAGTCAGTTAAATAAAGCTAGCAGTAATTGAAGCTTTAATCACGCATCCACCTCGACGAATCGAGTTTGAAGTGTGACTAGAGCTTGATCGTAGTACTTTTTATTTGCTAGAAAATGATCAAAAGTCCAATTAGATGAAGTTGATAGAAAAGAATGTAAAATCTCAACTTCAGCTGGCGAAGTGAAGCGGCCGCTGTGGTGGGTGTAAAACTCGGCAGCTGCTTCATACCCGGAAAGAGCCTGCAGCGACGTTCGAACAGTAGCAACTCTGTCCTTAAGTGCTTCAGTCGCCTCCTCAAAATGCGCACGATCACGATACGGTTTGGACATGAACTTTGATGCGTAACGATACACATCAGGAAAGGTGCCATCGTTATGTAATATGTAGCCAGCGAACTCACCTATAATTGACGTCATGCGTTTCAAGCCATGACCGGTGTACGCTAATATTTTTGTGTAAGAGTCGCGTGGTATACAGAGCCTTGAATTGACGGCACTGTCATCACCTTTGAAGAAGGAAAAGCTATGGTCGCGAAATTCAAACAATGCATTTGTTAATGCGAGATTGCCGTAAGTGTTCTCGGCGATGGTGAAAGGGTTACCAGAGAACTGTTTCTCATGACCGCGTACGAAGGTTTGACCATACGCATTTGTATACACCATTTTCCAATTTTTACGATGACTCTCAAACCATGTTATAGCCTCACGTGGCATACCACATGCGTCCAAGACGAAAGATGTTAGCCTCGCGAACGCGGTTCTAAATGATGCATCCCATTCACTATAGTCATTGCAGTGCCACTTGAAATACCTTCCCTCAGAGCAAGCGCTGGCAATCATTGAGCCCATCACCTCTGTGGCTTCAACGTCCGAACCATGTGTTACAAGAAATATATTGCGTTTTGCAAGTATAGTTTTAAGGTTATCTAATAGTGAGCGAGCATATGCACCGTAGATGATGTTAACTTTCTTTTCAAATGAAGCCACGCCCTGGCCAACCTTACTAGCGGTGTCAAAACCATCGTTCATCTTATGTTTTGACTGCCGTTTATTAAAAAAACTGAGCATAGCATCACGGTTATTAATAGAGTGATCAAATTCATCAAAAATTTCATTAATCTCCTCAGTCGTGTAGAGTTGTGTTCCGAGCTTGGTGTCTAATGACTCTGCATACGCGAAAGCGTTTTTAAGTAGCTGTTTGTTATCAACACGCATCTCGCGATAAAATTTGGACTTAGAGAATAGTGACGCCCTCTCACCGTAACATGCCGTAAGTAACCCCTTAACGAGACCACTATAGGCATAATCTGCATCAACACGACTGGATGTATAACGTAATGTGCTGCTACCGACTTTCACGTTCTTCGGTGCGTAAGCGTACCTCTCGTTCATGGTGCGCAGCGTTTCAAATGCGTTCTTTGAGCTCTGATTTATAGTGACGTTTAATTCAGATACTTTAAAAAACTTCTCATCCTCCGTTGACATATCTTTCTTAAGTTGCTCCTCAGTCGTGATAGTAGTAGCAACACGTTTCTTGCCTTTTGGCCCTATGCGGAGAGGTATCTGTGCAAACAGCATTTCCTCTGGTTCATTAGCATTCTTTGGACCCATATCGGTTATTACACTTTTAGCTAGTTCAACGCCGTGCTGTGGAAGGGCGTGCAATTTATCAGATGGTGGAATTGTTAGTTTGAAACCATGTTTAATCGGGTCATTAATATAACTTTCTTCGCAGAAAAAGATCTCAGAGAACTGCGCAAAGTTGTCAATTAATGTTCCATCGTAACAAAAATACTTTCTCAACTCTTCGTCATCACCCTCAACGATGAATAGCCTCTGCTTAGCGCGAGTAACAGCGGTGTATATCACAGATGAATGTGACATCACACCACCGTTCAAAGCGACATCATCAACGATAAAAACAACATGATTTTCACGAGAGCCGGTGAAAGATGTTACCGTATGTGCGTTATACCCCTTTGCAGCGGCGTTCGTGGCGTTAGTTGTATTTGGAAATAGACATAAAGCACCACTCTTTAATACATTTTCGAAAAGATCTTTTGAAACGCGATATATGGATTCAAGAACAGGTGAATGTGTCCTCATCCTCCAATTATATTTCCGGTTGAGCATGTTGGTAATGTCTTGGGGTATTGCGTAAACATCGATCATATTATTACGCACCCCAACTTCAAGAAAAGATGTAAATTTCTCTTTGCCAGTGTGAGCTTGCGTTTGATAAACATCACCCAATACTGTAATCTTTGACGATGGATACATAACAGTGAGCAGGGCGATGTACTCAACGCAAAACTGGGACAGCTCATCAACAACAATATGATCACCGTCTTTAATGTTAACAAAAGCGACGTGAGGTGTCATTGCATGAACTTTACGCTCTGCGATCTTATCACGTAGATATGATGTGGGTGATATGAACTTAGCAGAAGGATATTTCTTGATGGCATTCGTGGTTTTAGATGCACTGGCATAACCGGTAATGGCCGAAAAAGTTCCGCGTATACCTTCTTTAAAAGTTGGTATCTTTTCATTCAGTTTCTTAGCAAAGTCTTCAAAGGTATCTCTGAAGAAATGCTTATGGAATCTATCAGCATCTTCACGAGAGACTCTAAAAGTATGAATAGTCTCATCAATGTGAAATTGGTCATAAACATTGTAAAAATTCAGCTGTCCTTTCAGATAACCCGATAGAAGAAAATAGCGCTCCGTTGATTCGGCACTCTGTCCATCCGGTTTGGACAACAGTTTAATAGATGAAAATTTGGTAGCAGTTTCGTAAAGATAATGTGGGTCGCCGAATGTTTTAACCATGATATCACCACCTTTCTCAAGAACACGTAGCGCGAACGAAAGATGCTGTTCGGTTAGTTCCTCCGTATTGAACTCACGTCCAACGTCTATAACCACGAGATCGTTTTGTGGTACTCTGATTGTGTTAAGGGAGTTTCCTAAAGGTAAAGAATAAACGATGATCTGAGTGTTGACAAAATCTTTGGGATCAAACTTTAAAGAACCTGGACCGTTATACATCATGGCAGTTAAATATGCTTTGGGGAATCTCTTGCGTAGTAATTTAATTAAATGGCCAGGTGCAGCGCTAGTCTCAAGAATGGTGCGGTACTTCCTATTAAGTTGTTCAAGTAAATAAGGGAATTTATCTTTAAAGCCACCGGTACCCTGGCGACCGCGGTACTCATAGTG